TAATATGCCAGTGAACGATATGTTACAGTGTATCTATTATAACCTACACTTTCAAAGTTTACAAAATAGTTAGATGAATTGTAAATGTCAATACTCCAACGATTTTGATTAACAGTCAGTGAATTGTTAAAGACTAATGAAAAGTTTTGTTGTAAATCTAATCTAACAATACATTCTTGTATGACACTATTGGGCAATGAGTTACTGAATGAAGGTATAACTGTTGTTAATATTGCTTCGGCTGGAACATAACCATTCAAAGTTATAGGACCTGACCCATTTGCAAATTGACCTATGCCATTATTGAATCCATCACCTATTACATTTAATACTGTAGTCCAAATATATGTAGTGTTTGATGGACCTGCTACTCCACTTACTAATCTATTATTGCTATCAAAATAATAACCCGACGGTGCTATAAATTTAAGCAATGCACCCGGTGTAATATACTTTGCGTTATATGTAGAATATGTTCCTACTGGGACTGGATTTTCCCCTCCGTTAGTGATGTTGTAAAAATACCCTGTTAAACTGTTAGCATCTACGGTACTAGTGTTCCAGTACAATGTCCCGTCACCCGATGCACTATCAATACTATATCTAGTATAATTTTGAATATAGTATTGTGATGATCTGTTGTCTTCTAAGATAGAAGCCAATGTTCCGGTCAAGAACGTAATAATATCGCCGGTGCTGGTTATAGTTAGCGTTGCATAGCCATTATTGTTGTCTAACCAAACACCGCCGTCATTTGCATAACTATTTGTGCTAGAGTATTTTCCAGTTGGATCAAGTAAGTCTAAATTCTTACTCACCCCAACACTGCTGCGATTGATAGCTTTTGATTTTATGATTGAGCTATACAATGTATATGGAAAATTGTTATAGTCTTCACCATTGACCATGCGATTTTGTGTGTAGTAACGACTTGGCGCACGTTGTTTAATGTTTGCTAATGATTCACGAACTTGTGCGTTTGACACTGGTACTTGCAATGACAACCCTACTGTTAGTGTTTCAATTCTGCCAACTCTACTCACATAATTAATTGATACTGATAGACCTTGTAATTCAGTAGGTTGAATAGTATAAGTTAATGCATTGCCTGCACGTACATATGCTCTGAACGTACCAACTGGGATTTGACTGAATACCCCGTCACCAAATATATAGCTAACTTGATCATTAAATCTGCTATTAACTGAGTAAATTTGTTTTACAGAACTTTCAGTTTGTAAGTATGCATCAGCGTAGATATTATCTACTATTTTCCATAATCCAAATGATCCATTAACTTGACTAATCTGATACAACCAAGTATCAGTGTTATTAACACCTTGAATATCTCCAATATCAATTACTTGATTTGAAATTTGATTTTGTAGAGTAAAGTCAAAATTTGTCAATGTACCTTGCTTAAAGTAAAAGAAGAACCCTGTGTTTGGACTACCGTATCCCAATTTATCATTGCGATATAGCATATTGAATGTATTCGTTGGTGCAGGAGGAATTTCATAAACATAATCTGTTCCAACTGTACTCACACTGCACAATTCAAAATTCATATTTAAACCGTTAACTAAAGTGCTAAACGGTACTACTGGCACTGTCCCTGCAGGAATCTGTAACGTGTATTCGTCTGTTTTTACTCCAAGAATTTGTGATGAGTTGGCTGGCAATCCAACACGTTGAGTATTGATTAATGCCGCATTAATGATAGTATTATATTGTTCTAGCCAATTTGGGTTGGCAGGATCATTCCATAATACAGGAACATTTCCTAGATTAAACCCATTTAAATCTATGATATTTTGAGTAGTACGAACACTTGTTACTTTCAAATAACCTTGTGCTTCTAAATTTCTTTTAGGAGTATAACTAACTAAGTTTGCTAACTTGATAACACTATCTCTGCGTTCAGCCGTATCAATGAAATTTTCACGAGCATTTAAGTCATTACGGAAAGCAAGACCTTGTCCCATGAACGCCATAACATCAAGTAGGGCAATAAATTCTGAACTTTCAATATAATCATTGAATGTTTCAGGATAATATGCACGTAAGTAATCAATGAAACTTTTACGTAATGTTTCATAGTCGTAGCTACGAAAGTCGGCTTGGTTGAAGGTTTGGTAAATGGCTTTCCAGTCATTGACCCCGAATAATGCTGATTGTCTTGATGAGGTTGCCATAGTTATTCTCTTTTAAGTATTTATCATACCTAATAAACTAGGTTTTTTAGCTTTATTGTAAAACTGCTATATTAGTAGCACTATTAAAGAATACGCTTAATAGATTAGCTTGATTGAACGGAGATACAGCCATTTCAACTTCTAGCAATATGCCGTTTTCTTGTGGAAATGCACGAACAGTGTTTAATATAAGTCTGGGATCTTGACTGGCTACTCTGCGTATTTCGTTTTCTAATTGAAATTGCACATCTGCGGTGTTTGGTTCAAATACAAAACTCCAAAGGGTAGTTCCATAGCTAGGATTTCCCACCTTCTCCCCTTGACGAATATTTAATGCATTGATTAAATCTTGTATAACCAATGGTGCATCAACTAATCCAAATTGGCTCCCTACTTTATATGGGTTAATTACCGATCCTGTACCAGCTGCCGGACCAGTGGGAAGGTTCGTAGAACGCGGTGTGTAAGCATTTATAGTGCTGAATCCAATGTATGAGGGCATGATGTATTTATGCTGACGTAATAGTTGAGCTTGACGGTAGTGGTTTACCGGTAGTTAGTGTATACTGAGTATTTTGTAATGCTATTACTTTTTTATCCAATTCATCTATGTTATTTTTAGCTGTTTCAACTGCTTGTTCTAACGCGGGTATAGAAGGATCACCTTGTGGTAAATCTTGTTTAGCTTTACTAAGTGTATATCTTGCATCTGCTTCGGCTTTAACTAAAGCAAAACGAGCATCGGACAATGTTTCAATTTCTTTTTTATTTACATCATATGCAGTAATTTCAGATTGTGATAAGTCTCGCATCGTGGTCGCAGTCAGTCCCGAAAAGTCTGGTACAGGAACTTTCTTGTCACCCAACAAGTTACCGATCTGAGAAGATATTTCACTTCTATTAATTGTATTTTCAGCTACTGTTGGCATTTTTATAGGAAAGGGACTAGCAGTACTTAGTGAATTCATACTTGCTGTTAATGATGCTGCGGCTGCAGGAGATAGCCCAGTTGAAACCAACGATGATAATGGTTGTCTTCCAGATTGCAGTCCTTGAGTTAAATTACTAATTGAGGGTAACCCCGAAACAGCAGGTAATCCAAAAATGTTAGGTATACTTCCAGTTACACCATTTGGTAAACTACTAGGATTACTTAATACTCCGCTCAGTGATGCGCCGGCCCCTATTAACGCATTGCCAGATAATAAATCTGACAGTGAGCTTGAACCGGACGTTGCAGTACTAATTTGATTTAGTGCTGCACTAGATGCATTTTTAGTTATTGAACCAAGACCACTTAATGTGTCAGAAATTCCACTAGTAGTTAATGAACTGGGATTTACTATAGACGACAGTGCCGATTGCCCACCTGGTAAGTTGCTTACCCCACTAGCAAGTGCAGATGGGCTAACTATACCTGACATGCCAGGCACATTACTCATTGCCCCCGATAATGCACTCAATCCTGCTTTTACTCCACCGGATGCAACTGCTGCGTCCACTGCAGGTATTTTACCTGTTGCTACATCAACTCCTGCGCTATTTAATCCACTCGTAAATGAAGTTGTTAATGGAGTAGATGCAGCTTTGGTGTCTGTTGCCACCTGGTCTAATTTATTTTTTAAATTGATAATTGTTAAGTTTTGCGGAACTCCGGCTTGCAGTGGTTTAAATGAGGCTGATATTGCAGCAAATGCCGAACCTGATATTCTTTTTGTAGTATCTACTAATCCCGATAACCCAGTAATACCGGGTATACTTGGCATTGAAGCCGTCATGCCATTAAGAGAAGTAACAATAGAACTTGCGCCACCGGTTGTGGTTGCTAGCGCAGATGAGAAATTACCTGAACTTATTGCACTTGCTACATTAGATATAGAAGGAAGTGTTGACATTATATTATATCACCAATATTTGTAGAGTTTTGTAAGAATGCTACAGTGGATTTTACTCCAACATATGCAGCAGCATTTACTATCCCTGCTATAGCTCCCGGTGCTTCATCACCAACTATAGCACCGGTCATCATCATTGCAGTTTGTGCCTGTTGAAAATTAATTATCTGTGCTGCTGCTTGTGCAGAAGTATTATTAATTAATGCTTGTAAATTTTCAGCTCCAGGAACACCAGTAAACAAATTATTTGTCATGGCAGATTCTACACTCATTCCCCTTTGAACCAAACCAGTAACCAATGAAGCTGATCCTGGTTTTAATATACCCGCTGCTTCAAGCTGTTGCGGTGTCTTTGCTAGTATACCTATCCCAGCATTAACATTTCCTGCAGCATCTACAATAATACCAGTCCCATTCGCTACCACCTCGGGATACGCAGCCGCTGCTTGTGCTGCTGTGCCGCCGATCATTGCGGCAGTTACACCAGCATTTAATGATTTACTAACTGTTCCAATAGCAGGAACCGTGGCAGAAGTTGCCGCCGTGACTGGATTGTTAGGCGGAAGTCTTGTTGAATTAGCATATGTTTGACTTTGATTATATTGCATTAAAATGCCCTACTACTATTATTATTTACTTTAACATCAACCCCTTGATTTGCACTTGACCAAGGAGAATGAGCAGGAGCACGACTGACAATAGATAACAGATATCCAGGAGCCGCTAACCATCCTTTAATTTTGTCAAACAATGTATCAGTATGAGTTACGATAGGTATCTTAGGTACTTCTACTGGGGTTACTGAAGTTGACCCTGTATTTAAATTTATTTTGCTACCATTAACATACATAGTTCCTGCGCTGGCATAAGAACCCTCACCACTTGCTTCCATACTCATTGAACCATTAACTTTAACTGTATAGGTGCCTAACGTATACCCACTAAAGTTTTTACCTGAACGATAAGAAATATCAGTCTCAGCATTTATTTTAATATTATTAGCTGCTATATTTAAATCATTCTTAGCATTGATATTAATATTGTTATCTGCATGTAAATTTAAATCTCCTTGTGTCCTGATATTTACGCTGTTGGTAGCGTACATATCAATAGTACCTTCTTTGCCTAATTCAATATAGCTTTGTCCATTAGCATGAATAATGAACAATGTTTGCCCATCATCACTCATTAATATTTGATGACCTAATGCTGTTCTTAATCTTATTAGTTGATCTTTGCCAACAACATCACCATCATCCATAACAATACTATGTCCACCTCTACGTGATACCAGTTGCAATGATTCAGTTGATGACTTAACTCCGTTAGTTAATACATTATTGTCTGTAAAACCACCCTGATAAATTGGTCTACCTGGAGTGCTAACTCCCCAACCAACAC